AATTGCCAAAGCCACCGACGGCAAGAGTCTGGGCAATGTGCGTGAGATGCATGCACCCAGCGCTGTCGGCAAACTTGTCGCCATCGATTTTGACGACGATCTGAAGCAAGTCCGCGTCGGCGCGCGCATCGTCGATAGCACGGCCTGGCAAAAATGTATGCAGGGCGTCTATACGGGTTTCAGCATCGGCGGCGCTTACGTAAAAGCGTGGAAAGACGGTGAGTACGTCCGCTTTACCGCCAAGCCAGTTGAAATCAGCGTAGTCGATAACCCTTGCGTCCCCGGCGCGCATTTTACCGCCGTAAAGGCAGACGGCTCTTTTGAAGTTCGCAAATTCAATGCGAACGCGCGCGCTCTCGCGAACGCACACGCATTAAAGATCGGTGCACGGCATTCCAAAGAGACGCTATCGCATCTGGCCGCGATAAAAGCTTGCATGGACCAGATGGCTCAGAGCAATCAAGACGCAGCCGACCACATGGACACGTTACTCGACACAGGTGATGGCAGTCCTGCCGCCATGCTGGCTGCAGCAGAAATGAAAAAGTTTCCGGGCAATCAACGTCCCGGAGTAAAGACGGGAGAACAAACAATGTTGGAAGCAAATGATAGAGCGCAATTGGAAAAGGCGCACGCCGGCTCCGCTGCTGCGCTCGCCAAGCTGGCCGCAATGGAACAGGATGTGACCGGTTTACGCAACGAAATGGAAAGCAATAATCAGGAGATCCAGCGTTCGCTGAACAATCTCCTCTCACTCATGGAAAAACTCGTGCAGCCCCGGGAGGCCGGCGGTCGTGTGGCGCGCACCGGTGTGCCCACGCATACCGTAAGCAAAGAAGATGATGCTCATCCGGCTCTCGGCAAGTCGGTCGGCGAGCACAGCGTTCATGAAATGCTCAAACGGACGCTGCAAAAACCTCAGCCAGCTTCTGTGTATCTGCGATAAGAGCTCTTCCACCCCTGAGTTCTCCCACATGTTGCATTCATCAACAACCGCAAATCTTTAGGCGGAGAAAAGGAACTTACAAATGTTTGGCGATCTTGAGTCAGCAGACGTTTGATCTGCTCAACAAAGCGGACATGTCCGCTTTGAACAAAACCACCATCGGCCAGTCACTTATCAGTGGCGTGGCCGGCAACTTAAATGCGTTTGATCTGAGTGGCCCAGCGCTTCAACTTTATCCCGTCATCACTCCATTGCGTAACCGCTTGCCGCGTCAGGTGAGTGATCGCGGCGATCTGGCTACCCGCTGGAAAGCCATCACCGGCGTCAACACGTCGAACTTTGAGCTTGGCGTTGCACCGGGACGTCGCTCGGCGGAAATGAGTGTCACGGAGCAGGATTACGTTGCTTCTTATGCCGGAATCGGACTGGAAGGTTCTGTGGACTGGGAAGCAGTCTGGGCTGGCGGCAAAGAGTTCGACAACAAAGCCACTCTGGTCCAGTCATTGCTTCGCGCAGTCATGATCGACGAGGAAAATATTATCCTCAACGGCAACGCATCCATGCCGCTCGGCACTGCTCCGCAGCCCACCATCACGCTGGCAAGTGGCGGTTCACTGGGCAATCCGGTAAATCTTGTAGCTCTGGTCACAGCTCTCACGCCCAGGGCTCTGGCAAACAGCACCGTTTCGCTCGCGGGCGTGCCGTATGGCCAGGTCACCCGAGTCAATATTGATGGCACCTCCACACAATATGGCGCCGGTGCAAGCGCCATCAGCGCTGCTTCTGCCACGGTGCCGACTACCGCCGGAAACCAGACTGCAGTAATCACCGTGCCGGCAGTGAAGGGAGCTGCTGGTTATGCGTGGTATCTCGGTACCACTGCGGCCAATGCAACTCTCTGCGCTATTACCACCGTAAACAAAGTAACCGTCACCGCATTCGTTCCCAGCACTCAGTTGTCCACGGCCACAAACTCAAATGTTGATGGCTCCGCCAACGCGCTCGTGTTTGACGGTTTCCTGACTCAGGCCTTGAAGTCCAACGCTGGGTACTTTGCGTCTCTGGATGGCAGCGCTCTCACCGCAGACCAGGCAAATGGCATTCTGGAAATTGATACTGCCCTGCAGTGGTTCTGGGACAACAAGCGTCTCAGCCCCACGGAAATCTGGGTGAACTCGCAGGAAGCGCGCAACATCAATAAAAAGATTGTTGCTTCCGGCGGCGTGCCGCTCTTCCGTTTCACCTTGCCAGGCGGTACCGGATCGGACGATGACAAGCCGGCGCTGCTGGGTGGCGCCAGTATTGCAAAATACTGGAACAAGTTCACGCAGCAGTTTCTGGATATTCGTATCCATCCCAACATCGCTCCTGGAACAATCTTCTTCAATAGCTCGGAAATTCCTTATCCGCTCTCTGGCGTTGACAGCGTCACTTTTGTTCGCTGCCGCCGCGACTATTACCAGATCGAATGGCCGGTGGTCTCTCGTCAATATGTTTATGGCGTCTATGCAGATGAAGTCCTTGTCTGCCGCGCGCCGTTCTCTCTTGGCGTGATTGCGAACGTGGCCAACGGATAACGTTTTCATCAGCGGCTAGACTGCCGCGGTCGCTGCTGATGGCTCCTCACCTTGTCAACCAGCAGGTGAGGACATGAAGGGCAGTCTGAGGTTCCCGACCCAGGCTGCCTTTTTCTTTTCACCGATTTCTTCTTTTGTTTCATCTTGGAGGGGGTAACCGATGGCCGCCGCACCAGACGATCTTTGCACTCTCGCAGATATCAAAGCATGGTTGCCTAACCAGGGCAACAATGACGATGTAACTCTGCAAAACCTGATTTCAAACGCCAGCTTGCAAGTGCTGCAGTATATGGATCGCCCGCACATTTTGGCTTCAGCGATCGGCGCTCTGACGGAAAACTATGATGGCAATGATTCTGACCGTCTGCTGCCGCGCCAATTTCCCATCATCGCTGTAACCAGCGTCAGCATTGATGGTGTTCCCGTTCAGCAATCCACCGGGCCGACAACCGCAGGTTTCTTGTGGGACGCGCGACGCATCCTGCTGCGCTGCTTCCGTTTTTGCCGCGGCGTGCAGAATGTCCAGCTTTCTTACACGGCGGGCTACGCCAGTGTTCCTCTGGATTTAAAACAAGCCGCCATTGAGGCATTCGCGCTGGCTTATCGCCAGCGCGTTCGCATCGGCGAAAAATCCAACAGCATGAGCGGACAGATAACCGTCGCTTATGACATGAGCGACGTTCCGGCACGCTCTATGAACATTTTCAACCAATACCGGAGGCTGGCGCTGTGATTACCGTAGCGATTGACGATTCAGCCTTGCAGCAACTGCAGCAGCGGCTTACTGAACTGCCGCCGCGCCTGGTGGCCGATGTTTATAAAGCTCTCACGCCGCTGATCTATCAGTCATTGCAGAGTGCAATTCCAAAATATTTCTCTGGTTCGGCGAGTAAAGGTTCGCCGTCCAGTGTATTGACGTCGCGCAGCGGCAATCTCATGAATTCCGTTTTGCAGTCGATTCAGGCAAGCACAGACGGGGAGACGCTGAACGTCAGCATCGGATCGGATTTGCCTTACGCCGCAATCCACGAATACGGAGGTTACGCCGGTCGTCGCCCGCCATTCAAAAAGAAAAATGGACAGCGACCTTATTTGCCGGCGCGGCCTTATCTCAACCCCGTCATTAACGATCTTCAACAGGCATTGCCTGATTTGCTGGAGCGGGCAATTCAACAGGTGCAGGTGTCACAATGATTTTTCCTCGCGAGCAAATTTATTCTGCGCTGTTCGCCACGTTGCAGGGCGCACTGCTGGCGCCGGCTGGGCCATTTAAAACGGTCAGCCGGCGCTGGCAGGATCCTTCGCAAGTGTCGCCCGCGGACCGTCCTTCGCTGTATCAGGTGCAGAAGGACGAACTCACCGGGACCGGCGTGAATGGCCTGCCTATCCACGCCAAAATGGCGGTCGATCTTGTCCTGTACACCGCGGGCGATAGTGAGCCAATCTCGGTTCCTTCCACCGAACTCAACTCGCTGCTGGACGCCGTGGAAGTTGCCATTCGTAACGCTACCCCTGGAATTGCACAGTCTCTGGGCGGCAAGGTATCGCACTGCCGCATTGAGGGAAAGATTGAAATTGTCGAGAACGTAATGGGCTCCATGGCCCTGGCAGTTATTCCGATAGAGATTCTCACCACCGCATAAGAAACCACATTCAGTTTTAGCGGCTCTGCCGCTTCAATTTATGGGAGTGCAGGGCTGACTCCCCAAAAGGAGAAAGAAGAAATGTTTGAATTCGGCGCAGGCACTCTGTGGGGCTTTCCAGTTGGCGGAAATACCGCTGCTAACCCCACTCCCATGAAATTCGGAACGCTGCAGGATGTGTCGCTGGATATTTCCGGCGACGTGAAGCAGCTTTACGGACAAAAACAATTTCCTGAAGCTGTGGCCCGGGGAAAATGCAAAATCACCGGCAAGGCCAAGGCCGCTGCCATCAACGGCAAAATGTATAACGATCTGTTTTTTGGCCAGACGCTGGGGACCGGCATGATCACCACGGCACTAGATGAAACGGCGGCGATCCCGGCAACGCCTTTTACGATCACGGTTGTAAACGCTACGCACTTTAAGCAGGATTGGGGCGTTCGTTATGCGGCGACTGGACTTCCGCTTACCCGCGTTGCTTCTGGCCCCGTTCTTGGGCAATATTCGGTGAATACGGGAACGGGTGTTTACACCTTTTCCGCCGCTGACACTGGCGCGTCCGTACAAATTTCTTACACCTGGGTCAATTCTTCGGTCGGGACCCAATTGAACATCACCAGCCAGTTGATGGGATTTGCCCCAACGATTCAAATCCTGCTGGAAACGGTGTACAACTCAAACCAATTTTCTGTGCTGCTCTACTCCGCTATTTGTTCCAAGCTCACAATTGCCACTAAGCAGGAAGATTTCATTATTCCTGAGTTTGATTTTGAAGCTTTCGCCAATGCGGCTGGTCAGGTTATCGATATCTACTCCAACGAGTAGTTTTGCCCGAGCGGGCTGGCATCGCTGGCCCGCCTCGTTTTATTCGCACTTACAAATACTCAATCGGGAGGAAAATTGTGCTCAAACAGCAGACCGTTTCCACATCTTTAGGACAGCTTACTGTCTCGTCACTTACACTCGGCGAATTGCGGCAGCTTGATTCTTTGTTTCAGGAAAAAACTCAGGCCGATGTTTCCGGGCTTGGTTCATTGCTCAGATATCTGCCGGTAATTCTGAATGCGGTTCGAAAGGTGCACCAGGATCTGACGGCAGAGCAGCTAGAAAACGGCCTTACCTTCGATGATTTCAATGCGCTGTTCAGCGCAGTGCTTGAGGTGTCAGGGCTTAAGAAGGCGGCCGCGGGGGAACCGACTCCGGTACCGGTATAGCGGACTGGCCATTTGTCTTTGGCCACGTTGCTACCGCTACCGGATGGACTTTTATTGAAATCGAGCAGCTCACTCTCTGGGAACTCAATGATCTTATGGTCTACTGGAAAGACTATCCGCCAACTCATGTGCTTGTGGCTGCTTATCTCATGGGTGGAAAAAAGCAACGTAAAACTGCCGCCGGCGGAAAGGGCAGGTTTGAGGAATTGTCCCATGCTGTAATCGCGGCGGGAGGCGGGGCAAACCGGAAGCTGCCGGACCTCTATCGAACCAACTAACATTAGGGTTGACCCTGCGAAGGAGCAATAGTACACTACCCGCTTTCCAGGGGAGAATAATATGCGTATAGCAGCCCTCTTGCTGCTGAGTGTTTTGATTGGTTGTTCCAGCAAAATGATGGACAACAAAACCGCTGAAGAGCGAGTCAGTTACTATCTAAAAAAAGACCAAAACTTTATCTTCGTGGATATTGGCAGAGTCGCGATTGATTGTGGAACTTCATCAAGAGACAAAGACGTGAAATTGGGTGTCGATCCTACTTCGGATCTCGAGGTTTTGGTGGTCCAGGCGGCTGGGGATGTGACAGTAACGCAAGATGGACCTGGTTTTTGGAAAATAGAGCCAACTGAAAAAGGTAAAGCAGATATTGTGCGCGAACTTGTAGTTACCGATCAAAAAGGATGCAATTACAAACCGACGTGGTTTGCTGTTGCTATCCCTACACTCGTGCGCATTACAGGCATTACTGCTAATGAGAACGTTCCTGAAGTTGAATATCAGTGGAAGTGGAATGTGACAGAGCTTGGGCAGGCATTAAAAGCGAATGGCAAAGCTTATGCTTTGCTTGATCCTGACCAGCGAGAGAGGCTGGCAAAATACAAGATATTTGGAAAGCCGACAATCCCAATTCCAGTTCCAGAAGAAAACGGATTGGAGAAGGGTGTTATGCAGTTCAAAAAGTATACGGACGGATGGCGTCGTCAATAGTTAATCTTTTATGTTCTCAAAAAGGCAGCCTCAACAGGCTGCCTTTTTATTTGCAGGCAGGAAGTCGAAGGAGTCACGCATGTCGGAAATCATCAATATTGAAATACAGGCTGATAAATCAGCGGCGGATGAGGCTCTTGGGCAGGTCAAAAAATCGTTGGATGAAGGAAAGCAGGCCGCCGATGCTCTTAGCCATGTTCTGGATGGTGACCTCTCTGGAGCATTCAAATCTCTGGGCGAACTGGGTAAGACCCTGGGGATCACGCTTGATCTGGCATTTAGCCCGCTTGATGTGCTTGCATTCGTCAAAGCCGTGGCCGATCTTGGCGAGAAACTAAGTACCCTGCTCTCAGATACCTTCATCTATACTGACGCCCAAAAAGCGGAAGATAAAGCTCTCAAGACATCCAATGACACGCTAGTTCTGGCGGCAGCGCGCGTAAAAGCGCTTGGCCGTGAAACTCAGATCGCCGCTGAAAAGACCGAGGCAGGCAAAGAAAAACTACGCCTGCAGTTCAAATTGGAAGACCTAGGTGGTGACCCGGCCGCACTCCACGCTAAGTTTGAAAAGGCAAAAGCTGACTTAGCAGATGCGAAGAAAGCGGTGAGTGACCTACAAAAAGCCGAAGAGAATGCCGATCCAGAAGATTTAAGGGATTTTGATAAGGAACTGGAAGTGGCCAATGCCAAGGTCGGCACATTATCAAATACCGTTAACGAATACGCCGCCACGCTCAGGGTTGCCGACGCGGAAACAAAGAAGACCGGACAGGCAATCAGCAATGATATGGCTGCGCAGGCGAAAGCCACATCTCAGGCTGAAATAGCCGGAAGGATGCAAAGAAACGAAGCGGCGCTGGCGCTGGAGCGTTCCAAGTGGAATGCGATTAAAGCGCTTGTTAAAACGAGTGCTGACGAAAACGAGGCAATTGAAACGGGTTTTGAAAATCGTGATTTCCAGATAAAAAGTCGGGCGCTGCAGGAGCGGCTGGAACTGGCCAAAAAAGACCCGGACAATCCCGCCCAGGCAGTCGCCATTCAAAAGCATGTTGAGGCACTTGCTCTCCAGCACCAGGCAGCCCTGAATAACATTAGGGCCCAGGGAATTACGGCGCGTCATCAGCAAGATGAGCAACAGAAGGCGGATTTAGAGAAACAGACCGCTGCTATTATCGCGAACGCCAAAGCAGAAAACGACGCCGACAGCAAAGCTGCCGCTGAGCAGTTGAAGGTCTGGGATGAAACCTACAACGGAGAGATAGAAAAAGCCAAAGGAAAAAGCGAAGCCAAGATCCAACTAATTGAGCAGGAGTTTGAAAAAGGCAAGATTACTCAGCAGCAGGAAATTGCGGCAATTGCTAAAGAGAAAGAAGACGAACTAGCGCTGGAAGCCTTGTACCAGCAGAAACGCCAGTCTCTCTGGGATAAAGACCCGGTTAAGGTTCAAGAGATTGAAAACCAGATCATCAAAATTAAAGCTCAATCTGACCAGATTGCTGCGAAGGCCCAGACCGACAGCATAAAACTGCAGGAAAAAAATATTGATCAGGTTTTCTCTAAAATAAAGAGTGGCATGGACCAAACCATACGCGGAATGCTTACAGGAACAGAAAACTTTTCCAAAGCATGGCAGCAGATGTGGTCTGGCATGGTTGTCTCCATGGTCGAAAAACTGGCAGACATGATGCTGAAGTGGGTAGAGCATCATGTGGCGTTGCTTGTGATTCATGCCACCGAAAAAGAAGGAGAAGTCGCAGCAGAAGCTTCTGCTTCAGCACAATCGAAGAGTATTAGCTTCGCCGATGCGATTGCAAAAATTCATCATAATGCGGCGGCGGCGGCAAGTGGCGTTTACAAAGCAGAATCTTCCCTTGGTCCTGTAATCGCCGGTCTTTTGGCTGCTGGAACATATACTGCCGTACTCGGCTTCGGGGCCATGGCTTCGGCTGAAGGCGGCCAATATTACGTTCCCAATAATCAGCTCACCATGCTCCATCCACAAGAAATGGTTCTGCCCGCGGGAATCGCCAATCAAATGCGTAACGTAATTGGCGGTGGCGGAGGAGGTGGCGGCGGAGGTGGCGGCGGAACTACTGTAATCGTCAATCACTCCGTGAACGCCGTGGATGCGGCTTCTTTTCAGCAGCATATCCGCCGGCACAGCAACATGATTGCCAATGAAGTAACTCGCGCCCTGAAGCGGAAGGCATAAAAAATGAGCAATCTTCTTTTCCCCAAAATTCGTGGGCTCGCGTGGGAGGTAGTCAAAAATCCTACGCTCTCAACAGACATTCAATCATCGCTTGCAGGCCGTGAAGTGCGAATCCAGAACTTCCAGAATCCGATCTGGGAGTTCACTCTTATTTATGAATACCTGCTGAATGATACCAGGTTTCGTGACGACACGGGATCGACTCCACTGGAACAGCTTATTGGCTTCTTTCTTGCGCGAGGCGGGCAGTTTGATGATTTCCTTTTGAACGAATCAGACCTGACGCAGCGCCTGGAAGACTCAGTTTTCTCCGGCCAGCCGATCGGAACGGGCGATGGAATTACAGTCAACTTTCAACTGATTCGCAACTTTGGGGGCTTCCTTGAGGCGTGCCAGAATCCGGCCAATCAGTCAGCCAAGATTTACGTGAATGGAGTAGCAAAAGTTCAAGGCACTGACTACACGATATCGCTCGGTGTGGTCACATTTACTTTGGCGCCAGCGCTGGGGGCAGCTATTACAGCAGATTTTACTTTCTTACATCGTGTGCGATTCGATCTTGGCACTTCGCGGAGCAATTCGGGCGCGTCCAACGGAACGCGGGAGG